CCAGAGGAGGCATTTATGATGAGCATAACGGCAGTGATTGAATACTGCATCGACCTTTACAATCAGAGCAATGTGATGGCATTCAGATCAGTTAAATATCTTGTTTGAAGATGACAATCAGAATTAGGGCAGGCATCTTCGTTGATGCCGAGATGGAGCGTAATTACTTTTACTTCGGCTATCTCAGTCGAGCGAGTTGGGAGTACGATGTAGCGGTGGCTATAGCAGCCAATGATCTTCAAATGTTTATCAACACCAACAAGATGATCCTTGCAACAGATCAGCCTCAATATAACTTCGGCATCTTGATCAATGCAGAAGATCGGGATGGTAACGAGATTTACACGACAAAGGCATACATCGAAGGTAAATTAAGAAGCCTTGTCATCTATCCATCGCAGTACAAGAAGATGGTTGACATTGGACAGAGCATCAATAAACTAAGAGAATCAGAGTTTGTAGATAGTTTAATATCTTTGTAGGTCAATAACAATAAAGCTATGCCATTATTTCAAGGGGATTCAGATCAGATAATTCAGATGAACATCCGCAAGCTAATAAGCGAAGGCTACAATCAAGATCAAGCAGTTGCCATCGCCTATGCGGAAGCAGACAAGTATCGCAAAGCAAGAAGCAAATGATGAAAACCAAAATTGTTAAGATAGGTGATGTCAAGATCAATCCAAACAATCCAAGATTGATCAAGGATGATAAGTTCGCCAAGTTGGTGCAGTCGATCAAAGACTTGCCTCAGATGCTTGACATTCGACCTATCGTGGTCAACAGTGATATGGTGGTGCTTGGTGGCAATATGCGATTAAAGGCTTGCAAGGAAGCAGGATTGAAGCAAGTGCCGATCATCATAGCAGATAACCTAACAGAAGATCAGCAGCGTGAATTCTTGATTAAGGACAATGTAAGCGGTGGTGAATGGGATTGGCAGATGATCGCAAATGAATGGGATGCTGACCAGTTGGAGGAGTGGGGATTGGATATAACTGATTTTGCAGGTATTGAAATAGGAAGTGATGAATTTACATTGCCCGATGGCGACAAAGCACCATTTCAACAAATGACTTTTACTTTAGCAGATGAGCAAGCCGATCAAATAAAGAATGCAATAGCGGATATTAAGGAAACAGAGGAGTATAAATATGCCGAAACAATGGGCAACGAAAACAGTAACGGTAACGCACTTTATTTAATTATAATGCAATGGGCAGAGCAAAGGACATAATCATAAAGGTAATACCCGCAAAGATTGCAAATGAGTTTGTTAAAAAGCATCATTATAGCGGTAAGGTTGCCGCAACAGGTTTAATTTGTTTTGGTGCTTTTTTAGATAATAAAATAATTGGGGTTGCACAATGGGGAAGACCTATAAATAAATATTTACATTTACATTTAATTGAAAATACAAAATGGAATGATTTTTTAGAATTGAATAGATTAGTATGTATTGATGACACTCCTAAAAATACTGAAAGCAGATTTATAAGTATTTGTTTATTGTTAATAAAAAAAAATGCACCACAAGTAAAATGGGTAATGAGTTTTGCAGATGCTACGCAATGCGGAGATGGTACGATTTATAGAGCAAGTGGATTTGTTTTGACAAACATAAATGATAGTAAACAACTTTATGAATTACCAAACGGAGAAACTTTACATTTAATGGGATTGCAAGGCGGACAGCACGGAGCATTAAGAAAAAAAATGTTAGAAAGTGGTTATGGTAATGCTAAAAAATTTATGGTTGAGGTTTTAAAAGGAAAACCATTAGTAGGTAAACAATTAAAATACATCTACCTAATAGACAAAACTTGCAAAATAACCGTTCCAATATTACCATTTAGCAAAATAGATGAAATGGGCGCAGGAATGTATAAAGGCAAAAAGATTACATTAGCCGAAAGGCAACACGCGGCAGTAGCTCACTTGGGAGAGCAACTGACTACCAGTCAGGAGGGGGCGTTCGATGCGACCTTGCCGCTCTATAACTCCGTCAAAACTTCGTAAGATGAGAGAAGGTCGAAATGGTGGAAAGTTAAAATCAGGCAATGATGGAAAGGGTGGCAGACCTCGTAAGCTACCCGAATTGGATAAGCTACTTGCCGATGTATTAGGTGAGGAGAAGGACGGCATTACGGCAGGAGAAGCGATCTTGAAAGCACTTAGGGCAAAAGCTACTAAGGGAGATGTTCGTGCTGCTGAGGTGCTGCTTGATCGGGCATACGGCAAAGCAAAGCAGACTACAGAAACAAACATCACAACCACCGAGCCATTGGTTATCATCCGTACAGAGCGAAGCAGTGAATGAGTTATCGACTAACCGAAACGCAGACAGTAGCCTTTGATCAAGCCATCAATGGCGAGTATCGAGTTATTGTGTTTGGGGGCGGAATACGTGGTGGAAAAACTTATTGGCTACTGCTGACACTTGCTAACCTTGCCCTCACCTATGCAGGCTCTCGATGGGTGATCATCCGCAAGAGTTTGGCTGACTTAAAGCGAACCACATTCGTAAGTTTTACAGGGCTTTTGAGTGATGGGCTTGACCAAAAGATCAAGTCTTGGAATCGAGATACCAACGTAGTAACATTCAACAACGGCAGCGAGTTGATCTTTATGGCTGAGAGTTATGATGATGACAAAGAACTCAATCGATTTAGGGGATTGGAAGTTAATGGTGCAGGCTTGGACGAGGTGAATGAACTGCAAGAGCCAACATTCTACAAGGTGCAGGAAAGGATCGGCAGTTGGAATAAGGCACAAGGCAAGCCTCCCATCGTTTGCTTGGCTACGTGCAACCCATCGAATAATTGGGTTAAGACAATCATCTACGAGAAGTATCGCAGCAACACCTTGCCCGATAGGTGGAGTTACATTCCAAGTAAGATAACCGATAACCCATACATTCCTATTGAATACCTTGAATCATTAAAGGAACTACCTCCGATCCAATACCAACGATTTGTTGAAGGCGATTGGGACATTGCCGATGATGTTGCCAATCCATTCTTGTATGAGTGGAATGATGATAGGCACATTGACGATAGCATTCAACTCAATCCAAACTTGCCTGTGTTTGTCTCAGTCGATTTCAACATTAACCCTCTTTGTGCTTTGGTCATCCAGCAAGTAGGCAGGGGTGCGATAGTGGTGGATGAGATCAAGATAGACAAGGGCAGCGTGGATGCTTTCTGCGATGCAGTGGAGGCGTTAAGTATTCCGATGGGCTTGATCAGGATAACGGGCGATGCAATGGGCAAAGGTGGCACAGTGCAGCAGCGAGATAACTCATCAGCCTATACTCAGATAAAGCGAAGGTTGAGGTTGTCAGATAGTCAGTTTATGATCCCTGCCAACCCTACCCACTACAACAGCAGGATCGATTGTAACGCAGCACTCAGGAGGTTGGACATTCGTGCCAACTCCAAACGGTGCAAGGGCTTTGTGTTCGATGCCAAGCAAGTACAATGCGATGCCAATGGTGGGATCATAAAAAGCAATCGTAAAAACATCGCAGAGCGAGCCGACTTTTTAGATTGTTTTCGTTACTTTGTAAACGCAATCTTAAAACGATACCTATGAGTGTTTGCTCAAATTGCTTTGATTCTGGAATAATCGTTGACTACTGTAACGAGGGCATTACCTTCGGAGTAGTGCCTGCGGATTCTAACTATGTGGTAGATATTAAGCACAATGCAACGGGCAAGATTCAGACCTTCTATGGCAGCGAATCAGATGTTGATGGAATGCTTACCATTGTCGGAGCGAAGATCGATCCACTGCAAGGCTATACGATCAGCCTGCGAGGCTGTGAGGTGTTCACCATCTGCGAGGTTGAATATACTTGCATTAGCTTCTCGGTAGTGAACAGCAATGCCGATGCTGAAGATGTTGGAGTGATTAACTTAATCGACTGCATCGAATGTTAAACAAGATCAAGATGATCCTTCACGGCTGGATGCTGTGGTGCTTCGATACTAAGGCAAGCAGAAAGCTATCAAGGAAGCGGATGATGGAGTGCGTAGTTTGCCCGTATCATCAGAAGCTAACCAACACCTGCAAAGAGTGTGGATGCTTCCTGCCTGCTAAGACAAGAGTACCTGATGCCGAATGTCCAGTGCTAAGGTGGTAGATGATATGACAGGCTTTATCATCGTTCAGGCTTATTTTCATAATAACGAGATCGATGAGGTTCTGCGTGTCAATGCCAAGTTAGCCGATACGATTGTCAATGTTGACTTCATCAGCCATTGCTTTCAGGAGGAAGATGAGTCAGGAGCGATCTTGATTCTAAAAGACAATTCAGAGATTAAAACAAACAATACACTTGATGAGATTATTCAAAGGATTAGGAGATCGACTGCGATCAATATTTTTGCACAGTGATAACAAGCACAAATCAGCATACAACTTAGTTGAGGTATTTACCAAAGGGCAGCATACTTACTACCGATTCCCGAAAGAAGTTAATATGCCATTGGAGCGATTCGCAATGTCGATGAGTCTGATGGAAAGGTTGAGCAGTGGGTTAAGTGGTGGCGAGATGGATAAGATCCTCAACGAAATGGAAAAGGCTTTATCTGCTGGCTTGGCTAACCCTAAGACGGCAGCATTGATGGGAGCATACATTCACGTTATCAGAGAACGGCAGAACACAGTGATCCACCGGGATCTATTGTTAAACATCGCAGCGACTTGGATCATCAGATCAGATGAGAACCCTGCCGAGATCAACCCCGACATTCATCAACAGAAGTTAACCTTGTTTGAGGAATTGAGCAATGGAGGGGCGCACGATTTTTTTTACAATCTGGGTATCGAGCCGCTGATGCCCTTATTCAATATTTCAGCGGAAGAATTTCAAACGCTCTGGGAGTACAACACGCAAGAAATTCGCAAACTACAAGAGGCGTTACGCCAGCTGAGTTCTCACCGCAAAGCCGGGCTAAGAGAACAACAGACATCTTCAGGGAGCAAGTAATGGCATTGGCAGGAGGATCAATCTCCGAGTTCAATGAGTTAATGAGATCGGATGTGTTAACTTATTTGCTTAAATTTGAGGCTCAAATAAAGGCTCAAAACAATGGCAGCAAAGGTTGAAATCATATACGAAGCCGAGGCAACGAGCCTAAAGGCAACAGTTAATGAAGTTAATAAAGCTAACGATGCCGTTGTTGCATCAGCGCAGGAGAGTTCAAAGAAAGTAGCCGACACCTACAAGAGTGCAGGCAAAAGCATTGCAGCAGCATTCTCAGGCACAGAAGTTAAAAAGGCACTTGCCGATCAGAACAAAGCATTTGATGATCTGAATAAGAAAGGCGTACCACTGACACGAGTATTGCGTGGATTGCGTAATGACCTCAATGCACTTGAAGAGGCAGGAAAGGGTGGTACTGATGAATTCAAGAAGCTGATCCTTGAAGCAGCGAGACTTGAAGATCAGATCGGAGATACAAGGGCAAGGGTTAAAAATCTTGCATCAGATACATTCAAGTTCGATGCAGCAGTAGATGCCACACAAGGTCTTGCTGCTGGCTTTGAAATAGCACAAGGTGCATCTGCATTGTTTGGATCAGAGAGCGAGGATCTTCAAAAGATAATTGCCAAGACCACAGCCATTAGTGCGATAGCAAATGGTGTGCAGCAGGCTGCAATATTGTTAAAAGAAGAAAGCGCATTAAAGACGCTTATAGAAACAAAAGCACAAGCAGCCTATGCTTTAGTTGTTGGAAACACAACGGGTGCATTAAAAGTCTTTAGATTAGCATTAGCAGCTACAGGAGTCGGTGCGTTGGTTATTGGAATCATTTTGTTAATACAGAACTTTGATAAGTTAAAAGATGCAATTAGAGGCACGAGCGAATCAAGTAGATTGCTTGATGGTACTTTAGAAGATACAAGGACTGCTTTAGCTGGAGCGATTGAAGAAACGAATAAGGTAGAATCTGCATTTGAGTTAGCACGTAAAGGTGTAATCTCCAAAGAGGAGGCATTGTTTACTTACAATGAAACACTCGGAGATACATTTGGAAAGACCAATGACTTAAACAAAGCAGAGCAAAATTATAATGATAAAAAGGATGCCTATATTCAAGCAACAGCAGCAAGAGCGAAAGCAAATGCCCTGTTAGCAAAGTCGGCACAATTAGCAGCAGAGGCAGCAACACTAACACCTGATGATGCAAAAGGATTTGGAGAGCAATATGTAACATTTATCAATGATGCTGCTGTTGGTTTTCTTGGGCTTTTTGGAACAGCAACAGAATCGGGAGTTAACTTTTTTGAAACAATTAGTAAAACTATAGATACAAAAGCAGTAGATAGAGTTAAAAAAGAAAAAGAAACTCAGTCGCAACTTGCTCAAGACTTAGCAAAGTCAGAAGGTGAAAAGGCAGAAATAATCGAAAAAGGAGCAGGCTTATTAAGCGAGGCAGAACAAAATTTTTTAGCTGATAGAGAAGCCAAAAGAAAAGCAGCAGCCGAGAAAGCCAAAGCAGAAGCAGAGAAAGCAGCACAAGACCAACTCAAAGCACGTGAGCAATTAGCAGCATTAGAACTTGAAGCATTAGATAGTCAATTAGGCGAGCAAGAGAAAATATTAGAACAAAGCAATAAACAGATCCTTGCATTAGAAAAATCATTCAGAGAATCGAATTTTAAGGAAGGTAGTGAGGAGCAGATTGAACAGCAAAAGAAACTTTCAGATGCCATTGAACTGATAAAACTCCAAGCCAATAAGCAGATTACAGCGATTGAAATAGCTGAGTTAGAAAAGAGTTTACAGAAGCAATTAGAACTAAGCAAGGCTGGTGCGGATGCAACCCTTCAGCAACAACTTGCAGCCTTGCAGATTCAGCAAACCTTGGAACTTGAAACGGCTGATAAGTTAGGCAAGAGCAAGGTTGAAATCGCTAACAAGTATGCGCCACAGATCGAAGCGATTAACAAGCAGATAGCAGCATCAGAGTTAAATACTCAGATAAACACAATTAAGACCTTAGAGATTGAGCAGGGCAGCACATTAGATCGTAGGATTGAATTGATAAACATTGAAGCCGAAGCACGAAGAAAAGCAGCCACAGATTCAATCAAAGACGAAAAGGAAAGAGCAAGTGCGATTGAGTTAATCAATGCAGAAACAGAAGCAGCAATCAGGGAGGAGCGCAAAAAGACAAAAGAACAAGCCATTGATGATGCCTTTGAAATTGCTAATGAAACATTGAATGCATTAAATAGCATCTTGGAACTTCAAAAGCAAGTATCACAAAACAGGATTGCAGACATTGAAACGACAAGAGATGCAGAGATTGAAGCGATTAATCAAAGCACCGATCTTGAAAGCAATAAGATCAGGCAACGTGAGGCTGCTGAATTTAGAGCGCAGAGGGCAATCGCAGCAGAGAAAACCAAACAAGCAAAAAGAGAAAAGGCAGCAGCAATCATTCAGGCAACTATCGACACAGCACTTGCAGTCATCAAATCTGTTGCAGCATCACCAACTACATTCGGCTTACCTTTCTCAGCGTTTGCTCTTGCAACAGGCGCAGCACAGATCGCATTGATTGCAGCACAGCCAATCCCTAAATTCAAGAAGGGTGGTATTGTAGGAGGTAGAAGCCACGAGGCTGGCGGTACAATGATCGAAGCAGAGAAAGGCGAGTTCGTAGTTAACCGATCATCAGTGGCTCGCCATCGGGATGCACTTGATGCAATGAACCGATCATCGGCAGCATTCAAGAAGTATGTCGATGAGCGTTATGTTCGCCCTGCTTTGATGGACTTTGCTTCCAAGAACAGAGGATCAAACGTAACCGTTAACGCATCACTAAACAGCAAGTCGATGGAGCGAGAGATCAAAGGGCTGCGTAAGGATTTGAAAGGCAAGTCAACTGTGGTTAACATCAACTCTTATGATTCCCGTTACTTATGGCAATAGAGATTAAGTTCTTGATGGATGGTCTTGATCGGGGGCAGCCATTAAATCCTGAAGATTTTGGTTTTAGTATCAATGAAGATGACTCCATAGGATCAAGAGTTGTATCATTCAACAATGATCTACTGTTTGATGGATCTGCTTATCAATATCTATTTAATAAGATCGTTGATCGAACCTTCTGTCAGTTGATAAATATTCAAGTGCAGTATCGATGCCAAAACTCTTGGGAGCGTTTGGTGGATGGCTACATCGTAATCACCGAGGCGGTGTTTGATTTGGATAAGTGCCGAGTTAAAACAAAGTTGTATGATGAATCATTCTCAACTAAGATCAACAACAACAAGGGGATTCCATTCTCACTAAGTTCTATTATTACAAAGAACCTTGAGCCAATAGTGCCACCAGCGAGAAGGCTGATAAAGTTGTTTAACCCTGCCAGCCCTATCGGCACATTCGATGCAGGGAGAGGTGTTACTGTTTATGATGCGTTTGCTCATTTGATTGGATGTATGAGCGACAATCTTATAGACTTTGTTTCTGACTTCTTTTTTGCAGAGCCTGATCAATCAGATATTGTCTGCATTACCAATGGCAGATCAATCAGGACTAACTCAGACATTGAGGTAGTTGTAACATTTGAGCAACTATACAAAGAATTAAAAGCAAAGTATAACTTAGGCATTGGATTCTTTAAGCAAGACAATAACAGACCAGCTATCAGGATCGAGCCTATTGAATACTTCTTTCAACTTAATGCTTCAGCATCTTTAATCGATCAGCCAAGCATTGACTTCAAGTTTGAAACTCAAAAGATTTATGCAGCAGTTCAATTTGGAAGCAATCCTGTTCTGGAAGCAAATGAATCAAACTCGCAGAATGATCCACCTCAATCGCTAACATTTACTCAAACTCCATTCAGAGGCTTTAGGGTTGAGCGATTTGGATTCACTGGCGAGTGTAACACATCTAATATTCTTGATATAGAAACTAAAGACATCATCTTTGATACCAATGTTATTGAAGATATTGTTCGCTTTAATAATGAATCTCACGATCTTGCTAACATCATTCTGCAAGTAGATTACAATGGAGGTGTTACGCCATTCTTCAATACAAGGCGTTATGATCCTTATGGAATCGGTCAGGATGTTTTTAATGGGGGATTCACCAATGATGAGGTATCTGGAAGATGGCTTAATGGTTATCCAAGTTCTTTATTCTCATTCTTAGAAGAACCATTCGATCCTGTAACCACTGAGTTCAGGGCTGAAATGACGGGAACACCCGTAGAGCAATTTGATGCTAACGATACCACAGTTACATTCTTTAGTGATTTTAATGGCGATTTTATCGAGTTTAATGATGAGGTTACTGATAACGGTAACAACTTTAACGCAACAAGATATGTGATTCCATACACTGGCGTTTACACCTTCTCTCTATTATTGATCAGACTTGGCATTCCATCAACCCCTGTAGGTAATGTTTTTCAAGGGGCAGTAATTAGGCATCTCGATTCAAACGAAAATGTCATTAACAGTTATGAGGGTGCTATCGATGTGAACCTTTATGGTGCGACATCAAGTTGTACAGTTACTTGTACTTTTATTGCCAATCAAGGGGATAGGGTTGTTGCTGATATGGCTGTTATAGTAAGCAATGGTAGCACAGTTCCAATTCGTATTACGCCAACTTTTTTAACTGAAACAACATTCTTTGAGGGCGAAGGATTGCCATTAGCGCCTGAGGAGCTTGAAGCAGTGAATACAGAAGATCTACGAACTTTCCTTTATGAGTTCGAGCGACCATTATCAATGAATGAGATCACATCGATCATCAACCAAACATCATCACCGATTGAGTTAGGTCGCACAGAGGATTCATTGGCGGTAATTGATGGCTACATTAAAACGATGGAAGTTCAATCCGTTATCCGTCAAAACGCTAAATTTGTACTAAAGTCTAACGAGATCCTGCGATGAGTTACAACTCCATACCTAACCAACCTATTGTATTTAAGCCATCGGCAGAACTATCAAACGACTGCGGATGCGGTGGCGATGGCTTCAAGCAACTTGTCGATTTCGATGATGAGATATTCTTCCAGATAGAATCGACTCCTTGCAATGAATCAGGAACTTTTGGCGGTGCTATTACTGTGCAGGCTTGGGAGCAAAGCGGATCGACAATAACCTCAACTGCGCCATCAGAAACAGGCTTCTTTAGTCAGCCATTCTATCCGCAAGATATGTATGGCGTTATCAGGGTAGTGGTTGAGGTGTCTGATATTATTGGATCATTAATCGTTGGAGTAAATGGAGCATCCACACAAACGATCACAGCAGCAGGAACTCATACACTTTACTTCGATACAATTCACCTACTGACCAACAGCAGCATCACGCTGACAATATCGGGAAACACCTTCGTTGGTAGCTTTGTGTTTATTAGCTTGGTCGGCATTCCGAATGGTGGCTTGTTCTTGGGCGTGGTAGATGCTGATGATGTCAATACCATTGTCGCAAGGATTGATCCAACCATCACAACCATCGATCAATATCTGACTGCTGGCTTCTCGATGGTTGATGTGGCATTATCAGCAGGCTGCTATCGTTTAGCGATTGCCGAGTATTGCACAAACCTTTGCGGTCAATACTTTATCGCCAATCCTTACTTTAATGCCACAAGATCAGGAGTGCCGAGTTGGAGTTCAGTTCTTGGCACAGGAACAACGAATTGGGTAATCGATCCAAACTTAGCCAGCATCGGATTGTTAAATGGCGAGAGTGCCTACCTTGAATCGGTTACGGAAGTTTGCGAGGGTGTTGAGTATTCTTTAGAGATCACTGTGGATGCCATTAGCAACGCAAGGCTGCGTGTTGTTGTTGATGGTAATGGCTATGGTTCATTTATCACAACGGCAGGCGTTACAACTATTGTATTCACTCCAACATCATCAGGCAATATTAGCTTATTTGGCGTACAGTTTGGAGGCACACCATCGCTTATCGAGATTAGCAAGGTAACACTGCGAGCAATCTATACTTCAGTTCAATATGACCGGTACAGCGATGTGATTGCAGTTGGCGAATACAGCGGTTGCGATTACTTTAAGTTAGAGGGCTGCAATGGCGAGAATCAATTTGGCTTTGCTTTTTATGGATCATCATTCCTGCCATCGATCAGATTGGAAGGTAGAAGATACCAAGCACAGTATGATACCGATGCAGATCTATTCCGGTACGCATCTGGAAGGTGGCACGCATCTTATGTTGATCGCAGGAAAAGACATACCTACTTCTTTGGCAGATTGCCTGAGTACGTGCTTGACTTCTTATCGATCTTGGTGTACTTCGATAACTTATACATCAACGGTGAAACTCACTTCCCTGCTGAGGCAGACTTCCCTGAGATCGAATACAACGATGCCGATGATCTTGGAACTCTAAGCATTGATCTGTACCGTAAGACGGGCATAGTTCGCAAGACGGTTTGTGTTGGCGTGGATGCTGACTGCTTGCCATCCATCCTTAATTTGGATGAACCATTCTTGCTTTACCAAGATGATAATCGAATCATTACGCAAGACCTCACCAACTTATTTCAAGAATAATTTTGTAAATTTGCAATCATCATCATAGACGTAGGACTTCTGATGCCATCCTATACAACAGGCATTAACGAACAATAAAAAACTACAAAACTATGGGATGCGTATCATATTGCGATTCCTCATTGCTGGATCACAATCTTGTCAACTGTAACGATTACAAGTTAGGCGGAGTGTCAGCAATTTTGGTCGGAGCGTGTGGAACGGAATTAGTTGATCCTTCAGATAGTGTTGAAGTACAAGCCTTGATTGATGCTGGCACTGCCAAGCTAATTGAGGATATTCGCTTCGCTCTTCCTGCTGGCTCACCAGTTACCGTTGATTCACCAATCGGCTGCGGAACACCAATCAGAATCAACGAGGATCGTACTGCCACGCTTTACGATGCTAACGTAACTGATGAGAATAACACCTTCTGGAATGATGTCAACAATAGACGAATCTCTTGGATCTTAGCATTCCTTTGCGATTCAGGAACTGTTGTTTATATCAACCCTAATGTTGGTATCACGTCATCAGCTAACTTCATCATTCCTGAGCAGAACAATGAACTGCAAAGATATGAGGTAACATTTTCGTGGAGAGATAAAAACATCCCTTCACAGTACGCTGCACCTGCTGGAATCTTCGGATAATGACAGAGGCAACACAACCACAAAGCCAAAGCACTGCCTCAATTGGGGTGGTGCTTATGGCGTTTGGCAGACCGCAATATTATTGGGCAGCCTACAACATCGCCTATTCAATTAAGCGATTCAATAAAGATATTCAGATCACTTGCTTGATCGAATCAAGAAAGGATGCTGACAAGTATTGCGGTGATCTTTACGAGGTGATTGATACCTTCATTGAAATTGATAAAGATCACTTATACACCAACAAGAAATTAGATCCAGCAAAGGCGAAGGTTCATCTTTACGATTACCTTCCATACGACAAGAATGTTTATCTTGACGTTGATGCTGTGGCACTAAAAGACATTCAACCAATGATTGATGAGTTGGTGGCACTTGGCAAGCCTTACGCAAGCCATACGGTAGGCTATCACACCATCGATCAAGGGCGCAAGATTGACTCAATGCAGTGGGCTTATGCTGATGACATTTGGGCGCATTATAAGTTCGATGAGTCAACGGTATTGCCAGCCATAAATAGTTCTGTGCAGTACATTGAGAAGTCAGCAAAGGCATTAGCACTCTATAAGATTGCACAAGATTACTTTCTTAACAACCCAATACCAACCAACAAGCTACGCAGCAAGTGGGGAGGCGGTCAGCCTGATGAGTTGTATATGAATTGCGCATTGGCGAAGTTAGGGCTTGATCCTGCGGTTACTGAAGTTGGAAACAACGGCAAGGCAGAGATCGGTTACATTCACTTTGCAATGGTCAGGGGCTTATCCTTTGGCGATGTTACTGAGCAGTATTACCTTCAATCTTACTATGGCGGTAAGGGATTCACTCCAACCTTTTACATTGATTGGATGGATAGATTGCTTAAGTCTTGGATGAAAGATGAAGGCAAGCAACACAAGTATTTTATTCACCGAATCACCGATAACAAGTATGCAGATCCAAGAAGATAAACCAAAGAAGGGCAGACCTAAAAAGATAGTTACTACTCCGACATTTAACGAGGTTGCAAGACACGGTTGGAATAGTGAAGTTGATGTAGCTGATTTCCTTGCTGCATTGATCTCAATGGTTGGCGCAAGGCGAGTATTAGAGATCGGAGTGTTTGAGGGTGAAACTTCTATCAAGATGATTGAGGCAATGCCTAACGGTAGCTACTATGTAGGCAATGACATTAACAATTACAGAAAGCACGTTCTTAAAAGGGATGGCGTAGTAGTTGACCTTAAGATGGGAATGTCGATCAATATAATGAGCCAATTTGAAGATGAGTTCTTTGATCTGATCTTTGTTGATGGCGATCATTCGTGGGCTAACATCTTGCCAGAGTTCAAAGAAGTTGAGCGCATAATCTCAAAGAATGGCGTTATCGCTTACCACGATGCTATTCACATTCCTGATGTAGCGGAGTTGATGCGATATGCAAATGCTTTCAATTACAATGTAATCACGCTAAACACCAGCGAGAGCAGGGGCTTGGCATTAATCCAACGATAAGATGAAACCTAACTATTGCAGATCTAAGAGTTGTGGCTCAAACATAATCGATAAACCTTCTACTAAAGCGGTAGCGTAATGGCACTAAGCATTGAAGAAATTGATAAGATAGTCAACAAGTTTGTCTATCATCATAAGGGTTGGGAGATGGCGCAAGCACGTTCACCGATCAACCCGATAACGAAAGAGCGTGTAGGTGTTACGCAATATCCTGAGTATTGGGATGGCTATAACTACGCTGCTAAGATGTATGACAGCATCCTTCCGCACACTCGCCCTGACATCTATCCAGCGCATCTGTTGAGCGTTCGTGCGCCAAACCAAACCGATGCACAGGCTGCATACATTAAAGCGAACTACAAGCCTACAACGCTGTCAGTGTTTGAAGATTTCAAGGCAACCATCAGCAGGGCTTTCGCAGATCAGAATTGGTCTATCCGTTATTCTGAGGAAGTGAACCCTATCTTCGGAAATGACACCTTTGAGAAGTATGTCAATGAGGAGATTGAGAAGTTTGGCTCTTTGGAAATGCTGATCAAGACATTGATCCCGACATTGAAGTTGATCGATCCAAATGGCATCATTGCCATCGAGCCGACTGATGTTGAAACCTTCGAAGATGACAATGGCGATGAGGTGATCAGCAATGATCTGATCAAGCCGATGCCAGAGTATTACAACTGCAAGAAGATTGTGGGGCAAAGGTTTGGTGAATATTATCTTGTAATCACTGATGACCATAGCGAGGTTAAGGTAGGCAGCAAGAATGAGCGTAGTGGTATTGTGCTTGAACTTTATGATACGATGGCGATCTACAAGATTTATCAAGTGGGCAAGAAGTCTGATCTGCAATTCAGCGAACCAGAACTTTACTACCAACATAATCTTGGCTATGTGCCTTGTCATAAGTTGGAAGGGATGCCACAGTTGATCGGCAATGAGATTGCATTTCAATCGCCATTTATTACAGCAGTGCCATTACTTGATCAGGTGATTCTTGATGAGTCTTATCTACAAATTAGCAAGGCAACATCAGCATTTCCTTTTATGGTGGCTCTCGGTGATATTTGCGAGTTCGTAGATCGGGAAGGTAACAAGTGCCAAGATGGTCAGATCTTCGATCCTATCAATGGAGGCTATCGTACTTGCGGCAGTTGTTCAGGATCGGGAGTTAAGTCAAGATTCTCACCTACCGGTATGCTATTGATCAAGCCTAAGACTTCATTGAGCGATGGTGATAGTTCTTTAAGTGGTGAGTATTTGAAATTCGTTTCGCCTCCGATGGACACACTCAACTTCCTGAGATTGGAAATTGAGCATCAGATGGCGAAGTCAAGAAGAATCTTGCACCTACCATCATCAGATGAATCAGGAACGATTGGCGAGGCTTCTACTGCAACGGGATCACTTAACAAGCTAAGATCATTGTACGCTTTCATTAAGCCTGTCTCAGATCAGCTATTCAATCTTTATGAGTTTATGCTTGTAACGATTGGCAAGATGCGATATGGTCAGGAGTTCGGAGGGGTTAACCTTGTCTATCCAACATCATTCGACATCAGCACGCCATCAGATTATTTGGCTGTAATCAGCGAAGGGGTTAAGGCAGGAGTGCCACCATCGATCACGTTCTCCAATGTTTACAACTACATAAGAGCCATCCATTACACCGATGAAGAAACATCTGCCGTTTATGACTTAATCATCAATGCGGATGAGTTGCTATTGATGAGCAGCGCAGACATTGTGGCAAGGATTGCCAACGGAACTGTTGAGCGTTACCAAGATGTGATCCATCACTCAGCACCTCAGTTAATAATGGAGTTGATTAGAAACTTTATTCCGACTGAAACGGCTCAGAGATTTATCGACTTGCCAATGAGCGAGCAAGTGGCAGCACTTAACAGGCTGGCATCTGATCGTGTGGCGGTTAAGTTAGATCCTATCCAACAAGCACAGCAAGACCTATTGAATGGCATCGTTTGATGAACTTGTAAAGGCGAAGATTAAACTCTTTGAGCAAGTACCTGAGAGGCTTGCAACGGCAGCTATCAAGACACAGGCAGAGGCGTGGCGAAAGCTAAAGCCTTTGCTTGAAGATATGGATGTTGATACCAATGGCAACATTGAGCAGACTGAAGATAACATCAGGCGCATTGGTTTGATCTCGGACGAACTTAAAAAAGTTCTGGCAGGAGGTGAGTATCGGCAAGCCGTTAAAGACTTCTTAGATTCGATTGACAAGGGCGTGGTGCTGACCGATGATATTGCTCGCACTTTTGAGTCATCCTTTGAACCAACAGAGGCGCAGAAGCAATTACTCCAGATCTCAAAGCAGAACACCATCAACGCATTCTTTGGCAGTGGCTTAGATCAACGATTCACTCAGCCATTCCTTGAACAGCTAACTACAAACATTGCAGCACGTGCGCCACTAAGAGAAGCGGTTAATGCTTTGGAGGGATTGGTTGTAGGCACTGAAGCAAACGATGGCAGGCTGCTTGCAAACATCAAAACAACAGCCACCACAGCGCAGGCGGTTGCGGATCGCAGCTACTCGGCAGCGGTTAACGCAGAACTTGGGCTTGAATGGTTTGAGTATTTAGGTGGCGAGATCGATACCACAAGACCATTCTGCGAACATCGTGAAGGTGGCATCTACCATCGGGGCGAGATCGAGGCTTGGGGCGATGGCAAGAATAGTGCAGGCATTAATGATATTAGAGATGGCAGTTGGGCAGGCAGGATCGATGGCACAGATAGCAAGTCGATCTTCACCTTTGTAGGCGGTTGGAATTGCAGGCACTACCTGATCCCTATTCCTGATCGTAAAGTTCCCGAATCAGTAAAGGCAAGAGCAAGGGCTGAGGGCTTTATAGACTGATTGCAGAATCAAATATTTATTACCTTTGAGTGATGAAAATAATGATCACTGCCGAAGGTAAGATTATCAACGCATCTGATGTGCTGGCTGATCACCTGATTAAGAAAGGCGGCAGAGAATTAAAACTGCAAACAATTAAAACACCTAATTTATATGGCAATGAAACCAGAGGAGGCGATGGAATTAGTGAACTTCCTAAACCTAAGCGAAGCAGAAAGCCTCGAGGAGGCAAAGGATAAATTTCAAGACCAATGGGTTAACTCAAAGGAATTGAATGATAAGATCGGCAAGATCAACGGCACGATTCATCAGGTTGCTAAAAGAGCATTCGAGCCTTTCGGAGTTACACTAACTGAAGAAGATTTCAAGGATAAGAAAGCGCAGGATGTAATCCGCTTGGCAGCAGATCGGGCAAGAGAGAACTATGAGAAGCAGCAAGAGGAGTGGCAGCAACGGGCTTCTAAGGAAGGATCTGATGAGTTGGTTAAGGAATGGGAGAAGAAGCACAAGCTACTTGAAAAGAAGTTGACAGATGTTGACAATGCCAGACAAGAGGCAATGAGTCAGTTTGAACAATTCAAACTAAAGACCGCTGAGGATAACAAGCAGAGCAAGATCAATATGACTTTTGAGCGTGAGTTATCTGCCATCAAACTTGATCCTACTGTTAATGAATTTACGATTAAAGGATTCAAGGCAAGCATCGGCGAGAAGTATG